TTTTCGCGAGCGAGTGGACAAGTAACCTGATGGCGATCGCTGTTCGCGAGTCGGTTCGGACGTGTCCTTCGTGTGGGGATGAGTTCGTTGATCGCCGCTCGAGCGGCGCGCCCCGGACGTATTGCGAGACTTGTTCGCCGATGCGCTCGAAGCGCAGTTCGGTCGCTGCGCCGGCGAAAGTCTCGAAGGTGAAGGGCGATCCGTTCACGATCGAGCACTTCCGGGCGTGGTCTTCGGGCTTGATGCTGGTGACCGGCGAGCACTTCGAGTTGGACGAGTTCGAGGACGCGTTCGTCGCGGACCTGTTCGATGGGATGGCGGCGGGCTGGTTGAAGGAGGCGTGGCTGATCGTTCCGGAGGGGAACGGGAAGTCGACGCTGGTTGCGGTGCTGATCTTGTATTGCGTGGAGTTTGCGCGTGAGGCGTCGATTCCGGTGGCGGCGTCGTCGCGGGATCAGGCGAACATCATCAATACGCAGGCGTCGGGGTTCGTTCGGCGGACGCCGCAGATGGCTGGCCGGTTTGTGTGTAAGCCGGGGTTGCGGGAGATCGTGTGCGGCGTGTCGAAGGCGAAGATCTTCGCTTCGGATGCGGGTACGGGGGATGGGATCATCCCGTTTCCGCTTGAGGTGATCGACGAGCTTCATCGCCATAAGACGCTTGAGCTTTACCGGACGTGGGCGGGGAAGCTCGATAAGGAGCAGGCGGTGCTCGTGGTGATCTCAACGGCGGGCGAGCCTGGTAGCGAGTTCGAGGATGTGCGGCAGGACATGCGCGCTGCCGCTGTCGATGTTCGGGTGGAGGATTGCTTCGGTCGGTATGTGGGGCCGACGTCGTTGCTGCATGAGTACGCGGTGCCGGAGGGCGCTGATGTTGAGGATCTGGCGCTGGTGAAGGGGGCGAATCCGTCTTCGAGGATTACGGTTGAGACGTTGGCCGCGAAGCGCGCGCGGGCCGTCTTGGTCGTTGCCGCACTGGCAGCGGCTGACGTGCAACATGCCGACGCGGACGATCGCATCGGCGATCAGCGAGGCTGAGTGGCACGCGGCTCGTACCGATGAGCGTATCCCGGAGGGCGAGCCGGTCTGGCTGGGCCTCGACTTGGGTTGGAAATACGACACGACTGCGCTTGTGCCGTTGTGGATCAGGGACGCGGAGTTTCGTTGCTGGGGCCGGCGACGATCCTCGAGCCGCCGCGGAACGGTGACCAGCTCGACGCGCACCTCGTCGAGAAGGCGCTGCGCTCCGTGCACGCGCGGAACCCTATCGAGACGGTCGTGATGGATATGACGACGGCGAGCAGCTCTCGCAGTGGATTCAGGAGGAGCTGGGCGCCGAGGTTGTGGACAGGGACGCAGGGCAACGCGCTGGCCTGTCTGGATTACGCGCGGTTCATGGAGGCGCTGCGCGAGGGATGGCTTTGGCACAGCGGCGATCCTGGCCTCACGAGTCATGCGCTGAACGCGGTCGCTCGTCTTTTGCCGCAGGGTGACACGAAGTTTGAGCGTCCGAAGGAGTCGCGGACCGTGCGCGACGAGCTCGCTCGTCGGCGCGTGATCGATGCGCTGATCGCTGCGGCGATGGTGCACACGACGGCTGCCGCGAAGTTCCTTCATAACTCGGGGCCGGCGTTCGCATGGGCTTGAAGCTTTGGCCTCGCCGGGCGGAGGTGGAGGAGAGGACGTCGTGGCCGGCGGTGTCGTTCAACGCTGCGATTGCGCAGCTCGTGTCGCAGTTCGGCTACGCGGGGAACACGTACACGCTGCCGTCGGCGAAGCAGGAGGAGATCCGCGACTTCTCGAGCTTGGTGCGGCAGGCGTACAAGGTGATTCGGTCGTGTTCTCGTGCATGGATGTTCGCGCGAAGCTGTTCTCGGAGGCGCGGTTCCAGTTCCGCCAGATCCGCAACGGTCGCCCGGGCGACCTGTTCGGCACGGCCGACCTGCAGATGCTCGAGGTCCCCTGGACGAACGGCACGACGGGGGATCTCCTGTACCGGATGATCCAGTCCGCCGACCTGGCCGGCAACGCGTTCGTCGCGCGGAGGCCTCAGGGGGTGCGCTTCTCCGTCCTGACTGGGTTGACATTGTCGCGGCGTCGCCGAATAGCGACGCGTCGGCGTGGGATGTCGATGCCGAGGTGATCGGGTATGTGTATCACCCGCGTGGTCGCCAGGGTGGCGAGAAGGCTGTCGGGTTCTTGCCGGAGGAGGTGGCGCATTTTGCGCCGATTCCTGATCCGGAGGCGCGGTTCCGCGGGATGTCGTGGTTGACGCCGGTGATTCGCGAGGTGATGGCTGATAGGGCTGCGACGGAGCACAAGTTGATGTTCTTCGAGAATGGCGCGACGCCGCAGATGATCGTGAAGTTCGATCTTGAGTCGGTCGAGAGGATGCGGCCATGGATCGAGTTGTTCAAGGAGGGCCATGAGGGTTCCGAGAACGCGTACAAGACGCTGTTCGTCGGCGCGGGCACTGATGCGACGGTCGTTGGCGCGAACCTTCAGGAGATGGATTTCAAGATCACGCAGGGCGCCGGCGAGACGCGCATCGCTGCCGCGGCTGGGACTCCGCCGGTGATCGTCGGTCTCTCCGAGGGCCTCGCGTCGGCCACGTATTCGAACTACGGCATGGCTATGCGCCGCTTCGCGGACATCACGATGCGTCCGTTGTGGCGCAATGCGGCGGCGAGTCTCGCTCCGATCGTGAATGTTCCGGGCGGGGCGGAGCTCTGGTATGACGATCGCGACGTCCCGGCTCTCGCCGATGATGGGCTGGCGCGCTCGCAGATTCTGTCCACGAATGTGGGGACGGTCCATACGCTCGTGGCGTCTGGATACGAGCCTGACAGCGTCATCGAAGCGGTCACCTCGGGCGATCTGTCGAAGCTGGTGCATTCCGGTCTCTACTCGGTGCAGTTGCAGCCCGCTGGCAGCGTGACCGAAGGCAAGGGTGCGGTCGTCAGTGGCACCGTCGCATCCACTAATGGATCGACGAACGGCGCCGCGCAGGACGCGCCTGTCCCCGCGTAAGGAGAGAACCGAAGATGGCTGACACCAACTCGCAGAGGCGCGAGGAATTCAGAGTGCAACCACTGAGCTGCGAGCTGCGGACCAGCGAAGACGGCAAGCCGGTTTCTGGCCGGGAAGCTCGCTGTCTTCAATGAGTGGAGCGAGATCAGTTCGCGCCACGAGGGGCACTTCCTCGAGCGTATGGCGCCGGGCGCGTTCACGAAGACGATTCAGGAGAACCGCGATCGGATGCGCGTGCTTTTCCACCACGGCAAAGACCCGTCGATCGGCATGAAGCCGCTCGGCCCGATCACGAGACTCGAAGCGGACGACGAAGGTGTCCATTACGAGGTGCCTCTTCTCGACACGTCCTACAACCACGACATCGAAGAGATGCTCGTAGCTGGCGTGCTCGGGTCGTCGTTTCGGTTCGAGGCGCTCAAGGAGGACCGCAAGCGCCGGCCCGGTCGGTCGGCGCACAACCCGAAGGGCCTCGACGAGCGGACGGTGCTGGAGGTTCGGATGCCCGAGTTCGGGCCGACGCCGTTTCCTGCATATGCGTCGGCGACGGCTGGGATGCGGTCGATCAGCGACTCGTTCGTGCAAGAGGAGAGAATGGAGACACGCGTCGTGTCGGAGCGCCTGTATGAGCGGGCGACTGAGTTCGTGTCTGAGACGGCTTGGCTGATGCAGCCTGCGATGCTCGCGGTGGTCATGGCGATCATCGCGGAGCGCCGGGAGGGTTACAGGCCGACCCAGGAGGAGATCGATGAGCGGATCGGTGTTCGCTCGGAGCCGACGGACGCACCGCTGGCTCCTGTCCGGGTGATCGATGTGCTCGGGCCGATCATCCCGAAGGCGACGATGATGGGCAACCTCTCGGGCGCTACATCGGTTGAGCAGCTGCAGACGGAGTTCCGCGCGGCGCTCGCGGAGCCTTCTGTGAAGAGCATCCTGTTCAACTTCGATTCGCCCGGCGGGTCGGCGCGATGATCCCGGAGTTCGC